CATATCTAATGGTCCAGGTGAGCTCCATCCAAATACATGACTAGGTGCTTCTCGTCTTGCACTTGAAGTATTTGTTCCTCTGATGTGATCTTTGTCAAGACCTGCGGCTTCTAAACGATCTTTTTCTACAGTATTAACTGGCTTTAAAAATTTAGTAGGATCTCCGCCTTCGCCTTTTTCTTGTAACTTGTTATATTCGCCAACTGGCAAAGCTACACTTGTATCGTCTTTATTAAATGTTGTAGACGCATTTCCTGGAGTCATAAAGTTAGTGCCTGTATCTGGAATACATGCAATCCAATATGCTCTTGAAAAATCACCTTCTGGCATTAGAACAATTACTCTAGAACCAATGTCTGGAGGTACTGCCCAAAAACCATAACTTTTTTGTGTATCTGCATAGCCGTCGTTTTTAGACATTCCACTAGCAGGAGTACTTCCAAAAAACGGACTAGCATAGTGACATTGTACATAGTCAACTAAGTTACCACTGTTAGAGCGTTTTGTTAGTTCAACTTCTACACCACCCATCATTGTTGTGTCAAGATGATTTACTACAACGCCAATGTAAATGCCTGGGTCGTTTTTATCTTGGGTTTTTGTTCTAGTATCAGTACTCATGTTGTGTCATCTAATCCATCTGCTTTTGGTTCTATTAAGTGTTTGCTTAGACCTTTACCAATTGCTTTACCAGCTTTGGTATCCATTAACGCTCCTGCAATAGCACTAAGTGTTAGATCCTGGTTACGTTTTCTCATTAGTTTTAGTGTTTGTGTAAACATTCCGTCTTTGAAATTGTTTTCTACTAAAATTACTTGATATACTCCGCTGAACATTGCAATTGGCAAAAAGCCTCCTAGTGGATATTTTACAAAACCAGACTCGTCATCATAATCAATTGGTGTTCTAAAGTTTAACACTACGTGTATTTCGCCATCAATTGGATTCATTGATCCGTCAATTGTAATTGCATTGTTTGCTGGATTAGCTAATCCTACATAATTACCCATTCCTGCATCAGCTAGAAAATAAGGATCACCATGTATTGTTAAATCAACACCAATCATATCATTATCACTATGTATAACCATATTGTTTAGGTTTCTAGCAAGACTAGTTAATGCGCCTTCTTTTGCACCGCCACCTTTTGCTGGTTTGTCAGCACCGGAAATATTTTTAATTGGTGCCGCACCGTCTGCGCCAGCAGGACTCAATGCAACTGCACTTTCAGTTGTTGTTGCAGTTTCTCTATCACCTTTTGCCCATTGCGATACTGTTGCAAATAAACTATCTTGTTGTCTTTGACCTCTATTAGCTTGCACTCCTGTAAAGAATGCCATGTTAAAGTTTAGATCAAAGTCTATAATATCTGTATTTTGTCCAGTGTATATATAATTGTATGATTTTATAGCTTTAGCTTGTCTTGTAAATGTAGCCAACACACTAGATCTAGGTGCGGCAATATTTGATACATCAACTTCGTAAGGTACTACTCTGTATACATAAATTTTAGGATCTGATCCTGTTGATAACGAATTAAAGAAACTTGTTCCGTTATAAACTTGTGTTTCAATTCGTACCCAAGGAACACGACCAAATGCATCTGGCGTTGCTTCAGCAAACTTGGCACCGTATTGACTGAGTATTACAATTTCTTCAATCATATCTTGTATTTTAGTTCCTGCAGGAAAAGAAAAAGTTCTAGATTCTGTATCGTATGTAAGTTTACCTCTTGTAAACGTACCAGGTTTTTCTTTGCTTTCTATAAAAGAAGCTTCTTGGAACGGACCGTCGCCTGCATCTTTAGGATCATCAACTATAGCACTATTGCCAATATCATTCCACCCAGTATCAGCGTCAGCTTTTAATGTTGCTCCAAGTGCTGATTGAGTTGTACTTGCTTTTATTTCGCCTTGTGCTTTAGCAACTGCACCTGCATCAAACTCTCCTGTTTTATCTCCAACAATACCTTCGTATATTGCTTGTAGGCCAGTTCCTAATTTAGATGTAGCAGAGTTTATAGTTGATGCAAAGGTTCCTCCTATTGAATCTAAAATTCCTGATTTTGGAAAACTAATTATATACTGATCTGCGGCAGGTATTTGATCTGCTTGTTGCTGTCTTGAAAGCTGTTCGTTAATTTTAGCAGTTAAACTTTCTGCACCTTTTTGTAATGCATCTCCTACAGTAGGACCTTTAAATGTAATATCTTGTACAGATTTTTGAACAGTGTCGGTACTTGCTATATCGTTATATGCAACTGCTTTAACATCGTATTCTGCACCACTTGCAGTTACTCTCATTTGTGCATGAACAATTTTTATTGGAAAATGTCGTTGACTAAAAATTGGAGCCTTTACATTTTCATTATCGTCATAACCTTTAAATGCAACACTCAACAAAAACGGTGCTTCAATATAATTTGAATGTCCTGCAACAAGAGCGGCTGTTCTAAGATTATGTAAAAACTGCCCCATACTGTATGGTTCAATAACTTTGAAGTTGATGCTAAGTGCATTAGACAATCGTGTTCCTGGATTTGGTGAGCAATGATTTTTTAGTTCAACGTCTTCAATAAAAAATTCTACTTTGCCGTCTGTTTCGTAAATTGTAGGAACTTTGTTTCCGCCTGTTCCGCCGCTTCGAATTATTTTAATTAATGGTCCAAGTGTTCTATAACTTAGAGGAAAATTTAATTCCATGTTTGTTAAACAACCTAAAGTAAAATTATAATTGTAACTTGCAAATTGATCTAACTCATTTCGATAAGGAGGAAATCCTCTACCTAACAAAGATAATGCACCACTTAGTGTAGGATTTTTAACTAGTTCAGCAATTTGACTGCCTTTTTGTGTAAGGTCTACAATAGGAGACACTGCTTCTCCTACTACTCCAGAAACTACTCCACTAGCAATGCCGCCTGCACCTACAACAATATTACTAGCTGTTGATACTGTATTTGTTACCGAGGTAGCAACCGCAGAAGCACCTTTGGTAATTATTGAGCCATTGTTGGGATTCGTTGCCACATTACACTCCTAGTTGCTGTGCTAAGTTGTCGCCTTTTGGAAGATAAATTTTTACACCTGCTACTAAATCGTATACTGGATCTTTTATAACATCCATATTTCGTTGTGCAAACACCCACCATAACTTTTCTGACCCATATAAGTCATATGCTAATAAGTCAGGTCGATATGTATATTGTGTTTGTACAGTATATAACACATCATCAGCTTCTGCTGGAACAGGTCTGATTGCTAATATATCTAAATACTGATTTTGTATCATTGTAGTTCTGTTGTACGGACTTGTTGATTCATATTGTGCCATTAGATGAATCCTTTTCCGTCAATAACATACTGTCCGTTAACAAATGCATCAAGACTAAAGTTTGTAACACTCTTTCTACTGTATGTTGGTTGTACAACAATTGATATTGAACTACGAGTTGGAACCCAAGTGCCATTGTCGCCAATCCCTACTTGAATGTAATCAACATCGTTTGGTAATTCAATTGTAAACATCTGTACTACTACTGGCACATCTTTAAAAATATAATCTCCGTAACCGTTTAATTTTACAACTGGTGGCGGAGCACCTTGATTACTAGTTGCACCATATGCCATTTTTGTTATTGAACGTAAATAGTGCGTTGCCGCTACCCAATACTGTGCTTCTTTTTCGTTTTCAATAAAAAAGTCGCCAATTAATGTCATTGCACTCACTTGTGAGTTCTGATATGCAGGAAACACATAATTACTATGTGTAGGGTGTAATGCATTGTAATTTGCACTATGTTCTAGAATAATTTGAGGAGTATATGGAAACATGAATCCGTTAGTTTCAAGTAGTGGGATAAGCATTTTACTAGATTTATAGTTTTGCGGTACAGATAAGCGAACACGCCAGTCTTTATCAATTTCAGAACCCCATCTAGCATCAACAAATCCAGTACCGGCAGACGGAGCGGCTCCAGGTAACAAACCAATGGATCTTAGAGCTTTACCAAATCCTGTATCAGCGATTGCATTAGTAACTTTTTGTCCTACGTTGCTAGGGATATTTGAAATAGACTCGCCTATGTCCATTGCACTGCCCTGTAGCTTTTCTAAACTACTTTGTGGATCTTGTTGCGCCATATAGTTTCTCCTTATAGTATTATTTAGTTGACTTTATTAACAGAGTATATTATAATGTATATATTAACTTCGGAGATCATATGAGAAAAGTAAATTATCTAAACAACAAGGATATATTAAAAGAGATACACAAGTCGAAAAGCAAATTTTGCAGTTTTATTGAAAACGACTACAATCAATTTGATATAATCCTGCCAAGCATTGATAAAATCAACATTAGAACCATTGCTGAAGCAAAAAGAAACAAAGCAAAGCGGTTAAGTGTTGCTGATTACGATGCACGTAAGGCCGCTGGACAAAAAGTAAAACAAGCAGAATGTGAAGTAAACTACAAATCTATTACAAAAGAAGAGCTAATCTTCCGTATTATGACGTTTGATCATATTCCAGAAGAACCTGGACGTAAAAAGAACCCAAAAACTATAGCCGACACTAAAGTTAAGTTAAATTTTCCTCCATTCCAACATTATAAGTTTGATGATAATGGTGATCTCCAATTAGTTGGCAAAAGTCATTGGGAAGGTGGTATGGAAAACGGCCACTTTTCAAAGAGTCATGCAAAGGCAACAGACAAACTTGCTATGATGTGGATGAAGTTATGTGATAGATATGCAACAAGAGGCAATGTACGTGGATACACTTACAATGACGAAATGCGTGGACAAGCAATTCTACAGTTAGCACAAATTGGTCTACAGTTTGACGAATCAAAATCTAATAACCCCTTTGCTTACTACACTGCCGCTGTTACTAATAGTTTTGTACGTGTTATTAATTTAGAAAAACGCAATCAAAATATTAGAGATGACATTTTAGAAATGAACAATATGAATCCTAGTTATACAAGACAACACCAAGGTGAATGGGAAGCCGCACAAAAACGTGAAACTGACGCTACCAAAAAGTCTTGACTTATAGTATAAAAGCATGTATAATATAGACACTAACTATGGAGAAATCATTTGTTTAAAAAAGCGGCAGTATTCACCGACATACACTTTGGATTAAAAGGAAACAGCAGAGTCCATAATGACGACTGCGAAGAATTCGTAGATTGGTTTATTGAACAAGCAAAAGCCAACGGTTGTGAGACTGGTATCTTCTGCGGCGACTGGCATCATAATAGAAATAGTTTAAATTTAACTACAATGGATGCAACTATTCGTTGCCTTGAAAAACTTGGCGAAGCATTTGATAATTTCTACATGTTTGTAGGAAATCACGACTTATATTATAAAGATAAACGAGATGTAAGCTCTACTATTTTTGGTAGACACATTCCTGGTATTACATTAATTGATGAAATATACACACAAGATGATGTATCGTTAGTACCTTGGTTAGTTGGCGATGAATGGAAAAAGATAGAAAAAATAAAGTCTAAGTACATATTTGGTCATTTTGAATTACCTAGCTTTTATATGAACGCTATGGTACAAATGCCCGATCACGGAGACTTACGGCCTTCACACTTTAAGCATCAAGAGTACGTGTTTAGTGGACACTTCCACAAACGCCAGGTGCAAGGTAAAGTACATTATATTGGAAATGCATTTCCACACAACTATGCAGACGCATGGGATGATGACCGTGGTATGATGATATTAGACCGCGAGAACGATGCAGAACCTGTATATATTAACTGGCCTAACTGTCCTAAGTACAGAACTATTAAACTTAGTCAACTGATTGACGAAACTGATAAAATTATTAAACCTAAAATGTATCTGCGTGTTACATTAGATTTACCTATTAGTTACGAAGAAGCACAGTTTATTAAAGAAACATTTATTCAAAATCACGAATGTAGAGAAATTACACTAATTCCGCAAAAGCAAGTTGAAGAAATAACAACCGAAGTTGATATTTCGCATTTTGAAAGTGTAGATCAAATTGTAACTAAAGAAATTGCCGCTATTGAGAGTGACAGTTTTAATAAGAAAACACTATTGGACATTTATAACGAGCTATGATAAAAATTAAAGACCTTACAGTAAGAAACTTTATGAGTGTGGGTAATCAAACCCAAGCAGTTGATTTTAATAAAGATAATCTTACACTAGTACTCGGCGAAAACTTAGACCAAGGCGGAGACGACAGCGGATCACGTAACGGTACTGGTAAAACTACAATTATCAATGCGCTCTCATATGCATTATACGGCAAAGCACTTACAAATATTAGAGCAAATAACTTGATTAATAAAACCAACAGCAAAGGTATGTTGGTTACATTACACTTTGAAAAAGATGGTCAAGACTATAGAGTTGAACGAGGACGTTCTCCTAATGTATTAAAGTTTTATATTAATAATCAAGAACAAGAATTAACTGATGAGTCACAAGGTGACAGTCGAAGAACACAAGAATTTATTAGTGATCTGTTAGGTATGAGTCATGATATGTTTAAGCATATTGTTGCACTAAACACATATTCTGAACCGTTCTTGTCAATGCGACAAAACGATCAACGTGCTATTATTGAACAATTACTAGGTATTACTATCCTAAGTGAAAAAGCTGATACATTAAAAGAGCAAGTTAAAAAGACCAAAGACGAAATAAACGCTGAAACTGCTCGCATAGATGCTGTACAAAAAGCAAATTCGCATATTGAAGAAACTATTAAAAGTTTATCAGTAAAACAAAGTGCATGGAATAATAAAAAACAACAAGATGTATTATCATTACAAAAAGCTGTTGAAGAATTAGAACATTTAAACATTGATTCTGAACTAGATTTACATGAAAAACTACAAAATTGGACTGAACATAACAATGCTATTTTGGCTCTTAGAAAAGAATTAAGTACATTAGAGCCTGCACTATTACGTGCTGACAACAGTGTTAAAAAGGCGTCTAAAGATATCGCAGATTTAGAAGATGCTGTATGTTATACATGCGGGCAAGAGCTACACGCAGACAAAAAAGCAGAGATTGCAGAACGCAAAAACAAAGAATTTGAAGATGCTGTTGCATATCAAAGTGAAATTTCAAACAAAGTAAAAGACGTTACAAAAGGTCTTGATGAGATTGGCGACATTAATGGTAAACCTACTACATTCTATGAAACTGCTAAAGAAGCATATGATCATAGACAAAATGTTGAACAACTTCAACAAGCATTAGATAATAAATTAAAAGATGAAGATCCTTATACTGCACAAATTGATGATCTAAACAATAGTGCAATACAAGAAATTAGTTGGGATCAAGTTAATGAATTAACTAGTTTGCGTGAGCATCAAGACTTCTTACAAAGATTGCTTACAAACAAAGATAGTTTTATTCGTAAGAAAATTATTGATCAAAACTTAGCATATCTAAACAATCGTTTATCATATTACTTAGACAAATTAGGATTACCGCATCAGGTACAATTCCAAAATGATTTAAATGTTGAGATTACACAACTAGGACAAGACTTAGACTTTGATAACTTGTCAAGAGGAGAACGTAACAGACTTATATTAGGGTTATCGTTTGCATTTAGAGATGTTTGGGAAAGTTTATATCAAAATATCAACTTGTTGTTTATTGACGAACTTATTGATAGTGGTATGGACACCGCAGGTGTAGAAGGCGCACTAAGTGTTTTAAAGAAAATGACAAGAGAACGTGATAAAAATATTTTCCTAATTTCACATAAAGATGAACTTGTTGGTAGAGTTAATCATATTTTAAAAGTTGTAAAAGAAAACGGATTTACTAATTACGAAAACGATGTTGAAGTGGTAGAATAAATGTTAAGACTTGGTGTTAGGGGAAGTAAACTTGCACTAGCATATGCAGACCGTGTATGTAAAGAACTTTCCTGTGATACGCAAATAGAAGTTATACAAACAGATGGAGATTTAAATCCTGACACTCCTATACACGAAATAGGCGGCAAGGGTGTGTTTTGTAATGCACTAGAATATGCATTAACACAAGGATTGATTGACGTTGCTGTACACAGTTTAAAAGACATGCCAGGAGACATTGAACATCCTGACTTAGAAATTAGTGCTGTATTAGAACGTAATGAATCATATGATGTTTTGTTAGGTAGTGTGTTTGATGGATTTATATTAGGTACTAGTAGTCCAAGACGCAAAGCACAACTTGAGAGTTTATATAGTAATTTAAATGTACAAATAAAACCTATTAGAGGTAATATAGACACTCGTATAAAAAAACTTGACAACAAGGAATATGATGCTATAGTATTAGCACAAGCTGGACTTCAAGCACTTGGTATAGACAGAATCAGTACACGATTACCTATTATACCAGCTGTAGGACAAGGCATTATTGCATTACAAACTGTTAAAGGTAGTAAAGCAAGTAGTATTGTTAAAGAAGTAAATCACGATTTAACATTTAGGCAAGCACAATTAGAAAGAGCATTATTAAAAGGCATAGGCGGAGATTGCACTACAAAAGTAGCGGCTCACGCAACAGGCAACAATCCAATCAAACTAGAAGCAGTGTATTATGATTAAAGACGATACACACGATAAATTAACTAAGGCATACATGGCTTACTTTAAGGCTAACGAAAAGTTTGAAGCAAGAAATAGTGTAAGAACACACAGAGAAAGCAGAAGATGGTTACGAGAAATACGCATACTTGCAAAAGAGCGTATGGACGAAATACATACAAAGCACAATACCAAAACCAAAGGCAATAATTCATAGGCTCATATAAGTATACTCATGCAGTGGACTTATAAAGGTAAAAAAGTAGATAGTATTCCAGACGAGTATGAAGGATTTGTTTATCTAATAACAAATAAAAAAACTGGGCAAAAATACGTAGGCAAAAAACTAGCAAAATTTAAAACTACTAAGCCACCACTCAAAGGCAAAAAAAATAAGCGTAGAGGTTACAAAGAAAGCGACTGGAAGACTTACTATGGTAGCTCTGACAGACTAAACGCAGATGTAGCAGAACTAGGCGAAAAGCATTTTACAAGAGAAATACTATACCTATGTAAAGGTAGGGGCGAAATGTCCTACATAGAGGCACGAGAGCAGTTTGACAGGCGAGTACTTGAAACAGATGAATACTATAATGGTATTATTAATGTTAGAGTAGGCGGATCAGACAAGCTAAAGCAGGCATTGCTAGAACATCATATCAAGGCAAAACATTCCAACACATAAGGTTGGCGGGCCAGTTTGAAAATACCGCTGTGGAAAAAGCTCTCGTATAGAAGCACACGTACATATTGATTGACACACCAGAGTGTGGAAGCCACCAAACAAATTGGGCTCACTAGTTGATATAGATTGAATGTTGGCAGTCGAAAAACACAACACAGTACATAAAAACTCTTTAGCAATAGGAACGAAGCGAGAGGTAATGTATTATAAACTGCACATTAACCTAGTTAATGTACGTTTTATGTTACATATGTCGACGTAGGTTGGGAAAGGTCAGAGCCCATTGTACTTTGTGTATAAACAATTACCTACTTCCAAAGTCTCGGCTGTGGCGAACTCACATGAAGCTCAAGATTGGATGGAACCGTAAACAGGTTCCGTCTGACTGAAACAATCTACATGAAGCAATTACAATGTTACTATCGTAACATTGCTTTAATTCATATCTATTACTTCTATCAACAAACGAAGTAATGTAGTTTGAGCGTTAGCGAAAACTTGTTTCGTGCAACGAAACATATAAATACATTTAATAAAGTGTTAAGGTAGTTAAAATGAATATATATGAAATTGTAGCTCTGAATGAAGTAGAAGTTCCTGATGGAGCAGTAGTTCAAGCGGCACCTGGAGTAAATAATACTTATTATCGAGTAACATATCCTCCTGAAATGAATAGATTGAATGACGTGGTTACTGGAGAAGACGCGGCTAGAAAACAGTATTCTGATGAAGTTGATAAATGGAATGCTTCTTCTAAGCAACGTCAAAGAGAAGAACGTAAACGAAACAAAGCAGAAGCAAAACGTAGAAAAATACGTGCAAAAGAATTAGATGCTTTAGCAAAAGACGTAGTAAGAAATCCAAATGGTGCTAATGCTAATAATTTATTCAAAACCTCACGTGGTCTTGTTAAAAGATCATTGTTTGGTGCCGGTATTGTTGGTGCCGGAGCTTTTGAAGATCAAGCACTAATAGCATTTCAAAATTACATTGACAATCCGGCCCAGCTTGCGGACAATGAACGTCAAGATGTGTTAGACGGGCAACTAGAAGGTATTATGGCGGCACAATTAACTTTGTTAACACCTCAAGTCTTTAGTCTAATACGAACTGCTGTCAAAGGCGGTTACTCTGCTGTAAAGGGTCTTGTGAAAGGTCTAAGAGCTATTAACCTTGCTAGTTCATTAGCAATGGGTGCTACAATAGTTGGAGCAATTCCTGGATTAATAAAATTTATTGCTGTTGAAGGTGCTATTTGGGCAGTAATATATCTTATAATGAAAAGTGAATCTGCACAGAAAGTTTTATCAAAAATTATAACTGAATACTATGTTGGTAGAATGTGGACTGGTGTTATTAACAATGGTTTCCAAGGGTTGGCGTCATTTGTTGAAATTGCTAATAGAAGCACAGTAGATAACGCAACAATAAACAGAGTAACTGGAGACTTACAGAAAACAATGGGTCTTAGCCAAGACGAAGTACAGAAATCGCTTGCAAATGAGCCAGGAACTGTTAATAAGAATCCTGACGCTATTGAGCCAGGTGGCACACCTAGTATGAAGCAATGGCAAAACAACGACGGTGATGTAGGTAATATATCTGATCCAAGCCATCCTAATAATAAAGCTCTAGACTAAATTATAGGCTGACCAGTTTTTTTTGCCGTTTCAATATTTTCTTCAATAATTTTGTGAAGTATCTCAATATCTTCAATATCACTGTTAAATAAATCAGTAGCTTGTACGCCACCTCTCATATACCATGCTATTTTATAAACATTATACTTTAGTGCTTTTGCCTGACTATCTAAGTTATCGCTTAGTTTCTGGACGTCAGCGTCTGTGAATGAAACTAAGCTACTGCGAAAAAACTTGCGTAATCCAAATTAGGTGCAGTTTTATTTTTTGCACCACATTCTGAACACTCAACTTCAACAGGATCCATTTTAGCATTTTCCTGATTGCTTAGATAAGTTTCTTTAACAGCATTATACAAATCTTTATCACCTTCAAGTAAAAAATCTTGCATAAATTTAGGATTATCTTCTGAATTACCGTCTGGAGTTTCAATTCTAATAATTGTAGATAAAACTGCAAACTTTGTAATATCATTTAATTGATCATATAAACTGTCAAGTTCTTCTTGCTTTTGATCACTTTCGTCCATTTTTGATACACGCTGAAATAATGTACGTTGCACTTGTACGTTGCGTTGTTGTATTTCTGTGTACTCTTTATATGTTAATGGTCGTAAATGGAATTTAAAATCATTACATTCTATTAATGTGTCATGTTTTAAATTTTGTACAAAATCTAAAATACTTTGTATGTCCATAGTATAATCATCTTGATTTGAACATTCACTGCATGTTGTTGATAGTTGCAAGTTAGATCCATAGCTTGCTAATCTAATAGAAGCTAATATATAATCCATATCGGTCATTGGTATTATCCATGGATCTACAATAGCAGGAATACAACTTTTTATAACTTTAGTAATTGCATTTCCTGTGTATAAAGCATCAGGAGTTTTAATAGCAATCTCGTCATTAGCTGTCATGCTATATACTTCTAATTCTTCTGATTTCTCTAATTTGTCTTTTGGATACCAAATACCCTTGCTTGGTAGATCAATGTATAGTTTAGGCTGACGTTTAAATTTTGCCAGCGAATTGTTATTGTCCATGTGTTGTTTCCTAGGATAAATAGTTTATGTACAATTATTTATATTGTATTTTTAATTAATTTGGAAGATCTGAATGGCTAATGATGACGTAGACTCAAAGAAAGCCCAAGACGGACTAAACAAAGTTGCAACCGCGGCTAATAGAGTTAGTGATGCTTTTGGCGGAATATTAACCGGCGTACCAAAATCTGTTGGAGGTGTATCTGAAGCATTTAAAGATCTTCATCCTGCACTAGGACTTGCTAATAAAGCAATAAAAGGATTTGAAGGTTACGTAGGTGTAATTCAAGCTCTATCATCATCTGGTATTAACTTTGGTATGCAGATTGATGAAATGATTCTGCAAGCTGGTGCGGCAAGAATGCAAATTGGTGATCTAGCAAGAGTAGCAGGAGAAAGTTCTGAACAATTAGCACAAATGGGTGCTGGTGCAGATGCAGGCATAAGAGGCTTCCTTGCAAGACAAGCTGATTTTTATGATCAAACTGAAACACTATTTGAACAAAGACTAAAACGTCTTGGACTAACTGTTGATGATATTAATGATAGATTTATGGCTTACGATCTTATACAAAACGTAGCTAATATAACAGAAAGAAAAGTTGGTCAAGAAAGAAATAAACGTGCTACTGAATTTGCTGAAGCATTAGATGAAGTTGCAAAATTAACTGGTAAGCAAGCACAAGAACTTGCAAAAAATGTTGAAGCAACTGCTAGAGAAGGCAGAGTATTTGCTAGTATGCAACTTCTTCCTGAAAGTGTAAGAACAGAGTTTGCAACAGAATTACAATCGTATGCTGAACGTAACGGTCCGTTACTAGGTAACTTTATGAAAGATATGGTTACGCAAGGTTTCCCAAGTCCAAACGATCCAGCAATGTTAATGATTAACAGTTTTGCTCCACAACTAGCAGGACATTTTGAACGCTACAATGCGGCAATGAAAGCAGGACAAACTGATCAAGCACAAATACATTTAGATAGAGCACAGATAGAAGCGCAATCATTGCGTACTAATAAAAACTTTTTAGAGATAGTTAGATTTGCAGGAGCAGGAGTAAGTGAATTTGCTGGCGCTGCCGGTGAAGTTAGTACATCACTAAACAATAGTTCAGTTGTATCTGATTCGGCAATAAAAAGACAATTATTAGCCGCTGATAAAAATTTAAAAGCAGAAGATATTACTGCTCAAATGATCGATAAGCGAAGAAAAGAAATAGTTGAACAAAATAAAAAAGCACAACAAGAAGATCGCACAGGACCTGATGCACTGTATCAAAACTATATTAAGAGTCTAACAAAGCTACAACAAATAGGCGAATCTACACAGCAACTAGCAGTTGAACAATCATTTAAGCTAGTAACTAGAGGTGTAGCAGTATTAGCAGACAGTATTGCAGGAATAGATCCAGAAAACTTAGGAGCGTCTTTTGAAAGTGGAATTAGTAATATACTATCTAAATTAGCACCAGATGAACAATCTGGAAGCGTTGGTGAAGGTAAGTTGAACGAACTGTTAAGCGTCTTGCACCAATCTTCGACACAATATAACGCAGGTTCAGACACTGCTAAAGAAATTCAAAAAATGGTTGAGCAAGTAAACAACCTTATAAAAACATATAACGATGAAGGCCAAACAGGTTTAACACAAGAACAACAGACGCTTAGAAACCAAGTAGTTAGTAATATGCAAGATATATTAAGTGATATGTCAAATCCTAATATAGCACCGCAAAGTTCTGAAGAAATTAAAAAAATGCTTGAAAGAATTAAACAATTATCTTCGTTTAATGCAGGTACAATGGGTGCAGGCAAACTATTTAAAGATTTTGGTAGCGAAACATTAGCAAAACTACATGGATTAGAAGCAGTAACTACACCTGAACAAATGGCTTCTATTGTAAAAAATAGTTCAGCAGGAACTATGGAATCATTAGTTGAACAGTTTAATAGTGGAAGTTTCCAAAAAGCGGCTCAAATACTAACGCCAGTAATGGATCAGTTAGCCAGGAATAACGTGTCTGCCCTAAACGGAATGTTAAATACTGTTAGAACACAGGTATCTACAGGTGCTAATAATCAGTCAGTAGATAT